TGCGGTGCTGGTATCCGAAAAGGCGGCGGCATGGGTCTGGGCCGCTGAGATGGCGTCGGTGCCGGAAGCGGTTGTGCTGAACGAGCGGTCATAGACTGACCCTCCCCAGGCAGCCTCCCCCCAAGTACCAGACCCCCATCCGCCCTCGGCCACATCAGACCCTCTTAGGCCGCATCAAGCGAGAAGGTATACGTTACAAGGAGCGTATCGCCCGAAGCCACAGAACGGTCTCCAGGAGACGCAAAATCCGCAGCCGAGAACAGCACGCCGGCACTGCCGCCCTTGGTGTTGTCGCTAATCAGGAATGCTCCGCCGACCGTTTCGGTTGCATTGATCGTGAACGAAGCCACAGACCCTGAGTTGTCGATGACCGAAGGATCCGCCGTCGTGGCCGTACCAAAGGTCGCAGCGGGTCGCGTAGCGTTGCTGTAGGGAGTGACCTCCGTGAAGCCCGGGTGGCTTGCAGCCGTGTCGTTGGCCGTCGGGTCGTTGCTGGAGCCCGCGCCGTACAGACCGATATACCAAGCGGCGGTATAGCTACTGCCCTTGAAATACTTGGTGTTCATGTCCTGAAGACCTTGGTTCACAACCAAGTTGTGCGCTTCAGTTTCCCACTTCACCTGCCCATCGGGACCGATGCAAGTGGCCTTAAACACGCCACCAGCTTTGGACGTTTCAATCATGTTGCACCTCAGGGAAAACGGAGCAGAGCGTCGGACGCCGTATTCGGCGGCATGGCGACAGTGAAAGTTGTCGTGGAAGTCTTATCTGAACCGAAGTTCAACACGGCGACTGACTTGTTGGACTTGCTAGCGTTGTAGATCAAAGCACCACGGGCAGTCAAAGCGGCTGTAAACGTCACATCATCAAAGTCAACGTAAACAATCGCAGGCTGCGTGTCCGGCACATTGGCTTGCGTCGTTATCGTCACGTTCGTCAGCGTGGCTCCGCCTGCCGTGTAGCCTGAAGCAACAACTTCATCAGTGGACGAGTAAACCGTCGTGTTTGGAAGTAGCGTGGCTCCGCTGGTGTAAAGCGCTAGCTTTAGCGTGTCCGTGCTCAGATCGTGGACGCCTTGCAGCATCTCCAAGCGGAAAGAGTTGGTCAGACCTTGGATGATCATGTCACTGCCTGCCTGTACTGACCACTACGGTATGCGTCTTGTCTTTCGAGGCCGTCTCCAAGCCGCTTAGCCATGCTCATGGCTTCTTGGAACTTTGTGTTGTACAACGTAATGATGTCCGCCTCTTGCTTCATGTACGTTGCAGCTTCTACCAAAGAACCATACAAAAGAACAGGATCAAAGTTATCACCAAGCCACGTAGTACCCGCAGTGACGATGGTTTCTGGGTAGTAAAAATAATGCAATTCAACGCTGTAAACCGCGTCAGGCGTAGGCCCAAGAATGAACGTCAATTCCTGCTCTTGTGTTGAAACAGGACCAAACAGCGCGTAATACCGAGGAACCCCGGTTGATGCCGGGTTGGGGTACGAGGCACGAATGAAGTTCACATCCTTGTTCAGGAGAAACTCATAGGCCCCTGATGGCAGGATGGCCGCCATCGAGTAAACAGACAGGAAGTCACCAGGGCAAGCAAGATATTTGTTGCCCGCAGTCGTGACGCCCGTCATGTTCTTGCGAAGAGACGGGAATTGAACCGTGTTGTAGATGCGTGTTTCTGCCTGCTTGATAAAGTTATCAAGCACAGAAGGATCCGCCGAGTAATTGAAGTCGTTCTCGGAGTAGTCCTGAATTGCAGCTACAAGTTGGGTGTAGTTCACGCCATCGGTCCTCGGGCCATCGTGCCCTTCGTAGCGCAACCGTTACCACGGGTGCGAATGCCGCTCGTCTTGGTGCCGGGAGCCGGGTTGGCAGCGATGTTGCCAATCACCATGCAGCTCTCGTCCTTGAGCGTCTCGATGCTCTGCGGCTGACCCGGTTTGGCGGGAGCCAGCTTCTTGGTCTTCATCATGGCTTGCGCATCCCCGTCTGTTGGTTGCGAACTTTGGCGAGACCACGGCCCATCGAGAGCATGTCCGCATCGGTCTTGCCCCCGGCGTAGAACTTTTTGGTTTTGTCCTTGTGCATCGCCTTGACGTGCTTGCCAACTTCTTCCTTGGCAACTCTGCGCATCGCTTCTTTCATCTTTAACTCCTTAGGTCACGCTGACCGTCACTGTACCAACTTGTCCTATGCTCGCCAACCAGTTTGGCGTCAGCGGGTCGTCAAAAGCCTTGGATCCACCGACCGGAGCCCAGCCCCACTGAATATTCCTGCTACCGCTGTCAACGTACCACGTATTGGTGTCTGGCCTTGGGTCCCGCACAGCCTGCGGGTCGGCAACCGGATACATCCCAAGCTGCAATTGCGGCTGATCGGGCGTCCAGCACTGAGCACAAACCTTGTAGCTGACGCGCTTGGTCTTGACGATCAGGTTCTTCAGCTTCTTCAAAGGAAACCGAAAACCGCAGTAATCGCAGAACCCGAAGGCTTTTGGCGCGTTAGCAAAACGGTTGGTCATACGAAACGCCCTTTGGTTCCGCCACGTTTGACTATACCGTCACCACGATGCTTTTTAGCTTTTACCACGCCACCGCGTTTGTAGTCTTGTTCATTTTTTTGTTGGCGTCTGTCAATTTCTTTTGCAATTAAATGACCACCTGTTATTCTATTTGATCGTGTTAACGATTCTTCACTTGCGCGTTGGGCTTTTAATTTTGCAGCTAGTGCTTCACGCGCTCTAAGATATTCAATTGGGTCAAAACCATCGTTATCTACATTTTTAAATGGGTCATATCTTTTTTCTGGAGGCATTGACACTTTTGGCGCAGTTTTATTGGGATTAAAAACTTTTTTTAGTTTGGACAGTGCTGCCGCTCCGGCTGGGACCAAAACTTGCTCAGGATACACGCCCTCAATTGCATCGCGTCCTGGGCGCGCAAGCTCAGCCAACCGCCGCGCTTCGCGCTCACGGTCTGACATCTCAAGGAAGTGTTTGTCGCGGTATGGTGCTGGCATGTCAGCCTCCGATGAACATCTCACGCGGGACGAACCGCACCGCCGCCTTCTCGCGGTCTTCGCCTGCCGCCAAATCCCACGCTTCATCGTACTGCTGTTTCAACACAGGCAAGCGCTCCATCGCACCGGGAATCTTCAGCGCAAGGTAGTACGCCAGCCCCGCAACGAGGCAGGGCAGGAAGCGGAACGGGATGTCCTGGGTGTACGTGCCGCCCTCACCAGCGTCCTGAATGCGGCGCAAGCGCCAGTAAACGAACTGGTAGAACCCCGTCTGGTCAGGCGTAGGCCAGAGATTGATCTGCGGCGTTGGGGCCTGACGGTTGATCCAAACCTGAATGGGGCGAGCCTGCTGGAGCTTGTTTGGGATCGAGGCGTAGGTTGAGTTGCTGATCCGCGTGATGGTCAGGTCAACCTGGGTGCTAACGTTACCAGCACCGGTTCGGATTACGTGTTCGAGGAGATCGACTGTGTCGTCAGGCAGGTTGTAAACGCTGGTGCCTTGAACGAGGTTAATCGTGCCGCTATCAAGCGTCCACAAATTGATCCCCCGGTTGGCCCAGTCTGCAAAAAGCAGATTCATCGACCTGCGTGCTGTACGCAAATCGTAGCCCGTGCGGAGTTCTGCACCGCAGCGCTCAAAGGCTTCTTCAACCGCGTCGTTTAGATCGAGGTTAAAAGTTGCGGTGCCGGAGGTTGTCATTACTTACCCTTCAAGACAGCAATCAAGATCAGGACCGACATGAAGATGAGTACCCCTTCACCCAAACTAAAGCCCAGTCCTTGGATCATGGCTACCCCTTACGTTTGCCTGACGGAGCCACCGGCCATGACTCACGCGCCGGTCCGGTTTTCTTACCCACCATCGTCTTGCGTTGCGCGGAGGTCAGCTTCTTGGCTGCTGCGGCAGGGCGGCATGCGGGGTAAGCGCGTGAAGTCTTCTCAGAGCCGGAGCGCCCGCAGGCTTTCCCGGTCTTGACATCGACCCACTTCTCACCGAACCACTTGCCGAGTCCCGCTTTAGCCACGCTTGCTCACTCGATTGTCGGCACCTGACCAAGACCCGCCGCGCTTCTTGTACTCCTTGGCTGCCCACGCGTTGGCGTAGGCGCTGGGATATACGTCGAACTTGCTCTTGGCCTCGGACTTGACGCTGCTCCACAGGGACGGGTTGTTGGGGCGAGACTTGGTCTCACCGCCTTCAGCGTACACCTTCACCGGCACGTTAGCATCCTTGCGCCGGATGAGTTCCGGGCGTATAGCGCCCATGCCGCGACTTGAAATCAAAGCACTCTCCCACGAGTCTTGCCGCGCTGAGCGCAGCCGTCAATCTTGCCGCCCTTGGCGTAGCCCTTAACCTTGCCGCCCATCATC